CCTCGATGCTACCGTCGAGACGGATAACCCAATGGTACCCAATATCCGACCAGCCTCTGCCTTTTACATGCCAGTCACGGATAATATCTACACTAAAGTCTTTGCCTTCTCTGGTTGCAGCGCAGTGCAGGATAATTCTGTTTAGATCTCTCATGAGTTCTCTAATCTTTCTAGTCTAGAAATAATTTCGTCAAATACATCTATAGTTTCTTGGGAAAAGAGATTATTCTTTTCCTCGTCAGTCATTGATTGATAATCTGCTATTGTCATGTGTGTGATGTTACTACAGCTAGTGAAACACTTCCTGGATTTGCAGGTCTACCACTACCCGTGTCTTGAGGTATCAACTGAAAAGCTAAATAATCATTAGCTGAATAAGATGGGTCTGATGCGTCAGAGCTGTCAGAAGAATTTTTCCAAGCAGTCCACCTACATGTCAGTCTACTACCCACCTCGTTACCACCTACAGCGTCTGCAAAATAAGTAGCAGTATTGTTTATGTGAACAATCAACCTGTATGTAACACCACTCATACCAGAAGCTCCCATCATCGTTGCAGCATGAATAGAACCTGCAATTGGAATAGCAAATGCTGATCTAAAGTCTCTTGCTGCATTACTACCAGAAAGTTCTGTAACGTCAGTCTGCACAAAAAACTTATCGCTAGTACCAGTGTCAGAGTAAGAGTAGTTCTGTAGCATTTTAAATCCGCCACCCGAGACAACCAAGTCAATGGTACCATCACTATCTTCGTATGTTGCGCTAATACCAGTCTCGGTGTTTCCCGTAAACATCCCTCCGACTATATCCTGCACCTCTTCAGTAGAAAGCTGTGTATTCGTATCTGCGGTCATGTCGTCAACCGCAAAATCAATAGTGCCATCGGTGTCGTCGTACGTTACAGATATCCTTGTTTCAGTATTCCCTGTGAGCATAGCACCAACAATGTCCTGTACTTGCTCAGTGGTTAGCTGAGTATTAGTGTCTGTTACAGTGTTAGTCAGAGTAATCTTGTCTCCAGATCTAGCGATAGACATACCCGTACCAGCTTCAAGAACTACATCATCCGTGGTCCCATCACTATCAGTAAGTCTAATTTTCTCTTCATCAGAGTTGTCGCCATCCACACATGAGATGGTATAGGTCTTGCCAGCAGCGCCAGCAGCGCCAGTAGATCCCGTTGCACCTGTAGCACCAGTCTCTCCAGTATCCCCCTTCGGACCTTTAGATGTAATTGTTACAGAGCTACTAGCACTCTGAGTAACGGTAACATTGATGGTATCCCCAGAAGTAATAGTAACAGCCATTACACGATAGATTTAGAAACATCTTCGTTAACAACAAAAGAACCGTCAATAATAGTAGTATGCACTCCACCTACAATTTGCTGCAAGTCGTAAACATAAGATCCAGCGGGTACGCTTCTCATAGACTCAGCAGAAGCAGTAATCGTTACATTACCACTATCATCGGTAGTAAAAGTAAAAGACAAACCATTATCGGGTACTTTCCCAACGCCAGGGCTACCAATGATAATAGATTTTTCCGAAGCAGAAACAGCACCAAGCTGATCTCTAACCTCCATAAGAAATTCATATCCAAGAGTAGACAACTGTAAAGCCGTGCCGCTAGAATCCTTTAGGGTCAGCGTAAGACTAAACGTGTCACCGCGTCTACAAGTAATGTTTACTGTTTCGGACGTATCAAGATTAACCCTCTTCGCCATTTTGTTCTCTGTTTAAGACTTGTTTAGAAACATCTAACAAGACATTCCCTGTATCTTTCATTTTAGTAACCTCACCTCTTTTGCCTTGGCGTTGAGAGATAAGCTTAGACTGATCTTCAGTCTGCAAGCCTACTCGCTCATCCTTGCGATCTTCCTTCATCTGCTCTAACCCAAGTCTAAACTCATTGCCCTCTCCTGCAATAGACTTTGTAACTGAAGCTTTGATAGCGGCAAGTTCTTTTTCAAACTCATGACGCACAGCAGCAACCTGAATATCAAGTTCAGACTGAAGTTGCATTTCTTGAGCTTTCAACTGAGATTGCATTTGCATCTCTTGCAATTTAGCTTGAGAAGCTGCTTCCGCTGCCTGCTGTGCTTGTTGAGATTGCATCTGAGAATTTTGAGCGGCAACATCTTGTTGTTTTTTAATTCTCTTCTTTCTTCTCACTACAAGCAATCGCTCGGCTTGATTGATATCCTTAAGGTTCCTAATAGCAATTGCGTCTTCAAGGTCGAGGGTTTGTTGTGCCAAAGCGACTTGTATATTCTGCTCGAGGAATGCTCTTTCTTGATCTTCCATTTCTTTCTGTACAGTGACACCAAAGTTGTACATAAACAGATCGTTAAATGAAGACAAGGCTTTTATATTCTCCTCACCGATTGCATTTGCGTAAGCCTGTTGAACAACACTCCCCTCTGGAAGAATCTGCAAACATCTAACGATATCCTCACAAACCTTTTTAAACAAGATCATAGAGGCGTTAGTAATATCGTAGATGGCGTTGTTACCAGCCGCAATAGCCTGCTGCTGAACCCCAACAAGAGTATCGCCTTTAGGAGTTGTACCATCCATCATCTCGTTAATACCCGTAGCATCACGGATCATTCTCAAGTAGTGGTTGTACAAACCAATAAGCTCGTTGATATTACGAATGGAATTACCGATCTCTCGAACGGGCGGGTTCTGGAATCCACCCTCTGGGTTCTTAGATCTGTAGTAAAACACCCCAGTCTTTTCGTAAATATCGTGTAGGTCAAGCGGCTCAAGTTCACCACCCTTACCTAGCTGGACATTCTCCAATCCTTCGATATCGATAATCAAACCGTCAGGCTTTGCCTTTGCGATTGCTTGCTGCAACTTCAAGTGAGTGATCTGAAGCATATCGGCAAACCCAACACAGCTCTCAACCATTGACTTAGGTTGCATTCTGCGAAGGTTGGTAGATACAACACTATAAGAAAGCCTAGCCCTGGTTAGGTCGTGAGCATTCTTAGGTGTGTTCTTTTTCATTCCATAACCAAATAGATAGCCACAACCCAAAACATAAGTACCACCATAAACAGTAACCACATCCATTTTGTGTGGCGTTCTATCATAGATGCTTCCCCTCTTTTCCTTGTACTTATAGCCCTCATAATAAAAGCCACTATTCCCATATCTGTTTTCTTTTTCTTCAAAGTGCATACAATCGACAGAAAGAAACTCGAACTCCAAAACATCCACCATGTACTCATCGTACCCATAGACATTCTTATTCATATACCTGTCGTAGTCTTTTACATAAAGCTTGCTGCCATCGTTGTAGCTTTTATGCTTTGACTTCTCTGCAATCTTTTTGTACTGCTCTTCAGTAAGCTGATCTCCAGCAAGTCTTTTTAACTCTTGAATAGTAATACGCTTAATATGACCAGCGTAAGTAATATCATCAAAGTTCGGGTCTTCTGTCTGAGAATGAATAAACGTGCTAGGGTCTACGTACTCAGTCTTAATACCGTAGTTAGGATCGTTACTTCTTTTAATAACAGACATACCTAAAGAGGCGAGGTCATTAACGCAACGTCTAAAGGTATTGTCGTAGAAGTTGTTCCAAGTTAAAGTAAGGTTGGTTGCAATCTGACCAGAAATCTCAGCGTCAGTCTTAACGTTTGTTTCAAGAAAAATCTCTGCTTCTTCTAAAGTGTCTGGTAAGTTGTCTGGGTCTTCATCTAACACCAGACCGCCAGTAACCTGTTTAAGTTGTTCAAGCTGTGGTTTGAGCTGCGTCTGTACTCTAATTCTGTTTTTCTCTTTGTCTTTCTCAGAAGAAGACAAAGGATCTACCGCTTCAATGTTAGGGTAGGGGTTCTTTGACAGAATCTTATTTACTACAATACGAACAAACTTGGGGAGAATAGGTACAGGGGTAAAGTCCAAGTTCAGCAAGCTACCATCCCCATCATTAGGGTTTAGCGCAGTAAGCAGACTTTTATATATAGTGGTGTCTTGGGTTCCGTTAGCGTAATCCCTGTTCACCTCAAACTGATCATTACGTCTTTTATACAAAGAGTTCTGATCATCAAGTGTACCCCATTGGTTTTCAATAGCACGGGCATACCTAAGCCCATACTCTTTCTCAACCTTTTGATCTTGTGGGGCGAGTGGATCAGGAAAGTTTCTCCCTTCCTTCTTCTTATTCTTATACATTATTCACACAAGATATTAAGTATTGCAAATATAGTTATATTGCCAGACTGCTATCCGCGTGTCTTGTGCCGCCTGAAAAACTTTCTTTCGTCAAACTTAGCAGCTTCTTTTTTGGGTTTAAACTTCTGAGCAGCAAGCAAAGCCAAACCAGAACTAATAGTAAGGTCAAACTTAGTACGCTTGTCTATCTTATACCCTATCCAGTCCTCTAGCGTTTTATTAAAATACATCCCCCCATACTCACCAGTATCAGCGTTAAAACCTACATAATCATGTATGTATTGCTCGATTGCTTGTGCGTGAGATTGAATAACATCTTGTGAGTTAGATGGGATTCCTTTAGTCTTGACATTTACTTTAGAGTTTGGGTTGGATAGGTGCTGCGGTCTTTCCATCAAATACCCATCATACCCTCTCTCTTCAAAGTACCTAGCTATCCCATACTTGTTGTTCTCTATAAGCAGCGGATACCCGTAATAGAAAGCACACATCAGTACGTCTTCGTAAAAGATCTTTGCTAGATCTGGACGAGCTGCATACTCTACAACAAACATATTAGATGCCCCATCTAAGTTAAACTTGTTGTACATGTGCAAAGCCCCTTTAGATCCCCGTCCATCTACAGTAGCATCGATATCATAGCTATCCACACCACCACACCCATAGTTGGCATTACCTGGTGATCTCTTCCCTCTAACATCAATAACTTTATTTCTGTTTTCAGGGTGGGGCATCCAGCTAACTCTGAATCTACCAGTATTGTTAGGGGAGAAGATTACTTCTTTGTCTTTCTCCTTCCACATAAAATTACCCCTAACTACAGGGTTGGGGTATAGTTCATCGTTGTAATCGATCTGCTCGTAGATCTTACCGATGTTAAACAAACTTCCCTCAACACTATCTCTAAATGCTTCTTCTGGGGTAAACGGAAACTGGCGTATAACCTCGTTCAAGTCTTTAGCACTGTTCTTAAATGCAGCCCTTTCATTCTTCAAATAAGTTTTAGCCCCTTGCTCTACAAAGTCCCCATCGATTGTTTCTACAGGAGACTCAGGGTCATCAACTATAGGTAACCCATACTTATCAAAGAAACCTTCTAACGAGTCGTAAGCTGGTACAAATAGTCTGTACAACCCAGACTTAGTCCTCCCATTCTGATTCCTCTCCAAAGGGTTGGACTCCCCCCATAGAACCTTGAACTCCTCTCCACCTTTGTCCATTGGATTTACGGTGCTTCCTACTAGAGCCTTTCCCACGATCTTTCGACCGACGATTAGACACGTTCTTTGAATCCTCCAAGCTTCCCTGATGTCTGTAGGTTTTTCCCATTTTCCTGCTTCATCTAAGTAAAACAAATGTAGCTTCTCACCATCGTATGCGTTGTTAGTGGTGGCCTTCCAGTTAATAACTGTATTCAAAGCCTCTCCTCTCTGAGAGGTCTTATTGTTCTTGGTTATTCGTTTTGATGGTTCTCTAAAAGCCAACTCCATACGCGGGTTGGTTGTACCGTCTTGAATAGGTTTAAAGAAGAAAGGGTATGCTCTGTGCATCTGCACAACCTTCTTCATAAAGATATTCTCTTGAGCATCCTTTGCCGTCTTAGATTGTATACCCAGCAGCTTGTCTTTTACTTGAGTACCTTCATCAAGGAGAATAGATGAGCAGATATTAGTATACCCAGAGCGTCTACACTTTACATACAACTGACCTATACATCTAGAGTCAGACTCACATGCTGCAAAGTGAATAAAAATCTTCCTCTGGAAATCCAAGTAGTCTGGAGCACCAATATCAAATCTGCTCCATTGCAAAGTCATATAGTGCCTGCCTGTAATGTAAGTAGCCACCCCGTTGTTCATAAACCAAAAGCCGTCACGCCTTCGTTTGAACTCCTCTTCGATATACGGGGAGTA